AACCCGGCCAGTAATTATTAAAAACTACTTTTTTGGTTGAACTATCTACGTATTCTACGCCCATAAGAACACCTAACGCTTGCGTTGTGCCACCACTGGTAGCACCTGCTTGATCAATTACCCCTGCTGAGGTAGGTACTACAATAGCACCATTGAACAAAGCGTTAGTATTGTCGGATGCAATTTCATACTGAGTTACCCCAGTAGTATTGGCTGCATTACCAACAAGCCCAATAGGACGAAGACCGAAGGCTGTTTCTTGATTTGCCATTTGAATTTATCTTCCTATATTGGGGTAGTCCTAGCCTTTATTTCTTGGAGGACCACCGAAGGTTACACGAGATTGACGATCTGGTTTAGAAATCGTCATGGTTGAATGTGCATTCTCTCGCATCATATCGTAATCAACAGCTTCCATCTGGTCGTGACTCTTTGAAGAAAAGTAATCACTTCTTTCTTTGGCTGTCTCTACAGGAATGCGAGCAAGCATCAATCCCCCAACACCAAATACTCCTTCATATTTACCTGTGTCAATAACTGGGGCTTCAAAATCAGGATATTCGTCCTTACGAACCAATTCCCAACCCTCACGCATTTTAGCACTAATATTCTTAGTGTCATCAAATCCGCGAGTTTCTGCCCTTATCCAACGGTGTTGAAACCCGTCAGGTGCAGGTGGAGCGTCTAACATGGAGGGTGGAGCCCACGGCTTGCGTTTAGCCGTCTTCTCCCTAGTTTCATTTGCGCGAGAAGTTCTCTTAATTGGTTGATCTATATTTTCAATGCTCATAATTTCACTCCTTCACGTATTTCGCATATTCTTCTAGCGGCACACCCAATTTCTTTGCTATTGCAACTTGGCTAGGGGTGAGTCTAACCTTTTTCCCACTATTGCGCCCAGAATTTCTTGAGACACTGGCAACAGTCTGGACGGGTCTTCTACCAGTATCTTTAGCTGACAAATTAAACTTATCGTTAATTCGTCGATCTAACTCAGTATAATACTCATCGGTCTGCGGGTCAAACCCTTCTTCTTCGACAAGTCGTTTATGTATGCCAAAAGCAGCAAAAGTCATAGCTTCATCTTGCCCAAACCAGTCATTTTTGCTTGCCCACTCTTCTGCTTTAGGGTCAGGTCTCCTTACCTGTTGCTGTTGTGGTGCAGGCTGTTGGACATAATTTTGTTGCTGAGTAACCGCCTTTTGACGCTCTTGTTGCGCTTTTGCTTGATTTAACTGACTATTTTGCACGGCAAGCTCTGCAATTTGCTTATTTGCAACAACTGCTGCCTGCGAATCACCTATTTCCATTGCCTTAGCAAGATCTTTTTCCGCTTGTGCCATCTGACTTTTAACACGATTGTCATATTCATTGATATAACTCGTGTCTAAATTGTTTAATCTTGCTTTTAAGTTGTTTGATTCGTTTTGAACATTTTTTGCATAGTTTAATGCTTCTTGTTCTCTTCTTTCTGCCTCTCTCATCTTCTTTGTAAGAGAATTTATTCGTTTTTGTGTAGCGGATTCAGCTTTTTTAAACTGATCTTCATCCGTTGTTTCTGTAACTACCTCAGTAACGGCTTCTTTTTTCTCATCAGGCTTAACTTCGACCTCCACATCGTTTGATTCGTCTAATTCAAGCTCTATTTGTTTGTCTTCTGCCATTTATACCTCCTAAAAATGCAAAATATCGTCTGGATTTTGTATTTTAGCCAGAATTTCGTCATCATTGAGTATTCTGACCTCACCACCGTCAATGTTAAAACGAGAACCTGCGTATCGGGCAAACATTACCCAGTCATTTTCTTTACACCAAGCCCCAAAAGGAAACTTTTCCTTATCTTGGTAGCAAAGTGTACCCATTTTCAGTACATACCCGACTTGGGTAGACACTTGGTTCTGTTCTCTAACTTGATCTGGTAAATGAATACCACCTTCTGTCTTTCCCTTGCCTCTATAAGGCAAAATCAACAGTCTCCAACCTGTAGGACTAGGCATTCTGTCCAACAGAGAGCCCTCTAAGGCTTCTGGATTAAGGTATCTCTCTTCTTGATAAGCATCTGAAAGGTTCGCAACAGCTTTTGGCGTAGCTGATGCTTTTATTGTAGCACTTTTATTCATCATTTTGCTCCTGTTTATTTAGCAGGCTCTTGAGTTCCTGTTCTACATAGTTAAGGGCATCCAAATTGCCCATGAGTTCGCGGTAATGTTCCATATTTTTTACATTGTTATACTGTAAAACGTCCTGAACAGTCCGTCTATGGTCATTTATAATCCTTAATACAGCTTCTGCAACAAAAATATCACTCATTTCTAAAAAAAATCCTATAAAATTGCATTTATATATGGGATTATGTAGAAAAATATAAAATAATCAAGTGGGTTTACTTAAAATTATCTCCTGACACAAAGGTTTGATGTGATAAATCTGGGGATGTTCAAAAAGTTTTTCTGCCTGCATCTTAGCGACACCAAGACAAATCTCAAACTGCTTATGAAACTCCCAATTTCTTGTAACCACTATACAACTTTCGGCATAAACACTAGAACATACCAAAAGTATAGGCATCCACATCGTTAAGCTTTTTCTTTTTCAACAAGCATTTCTTTCTCTTGCTCTGCATAAGATTTTGGCTCTTGACTTTTGTCCTTGTAACTGGCGGTAATTGTGAAGTTTACACTAAAACTACGTCTTTCACCCTTTGTTTTAAACGGATAAACACAATGATGTAAGTGAGAAGGAAAGACATAAAAGTCTCCGACCTGTGGTTTCATCAAACAATTAGATCCCGTATGATTAGCTGCGTGTCCATAAACAAATTGTATGTGTCCATTAGCAGGATGATGATCTCTATAATCCTCTTCCCACTCCTCCTCTATACCGTCAGGTAATTTTAAATACCCAACGCATGAAAGATATGTTCCTAAGTGAACATGAATTGGGTTATACTCATTTTCAAATTGTCTAACAAACCAACCACTAGCCACATCAATCCTATGATTAAAAATGTCAGGTTGTATGTTTCTTTTACCTAAAGAGGTATATAACTCGGCGTGGCTTTGGTACTTCATTAAAAAAGTACCCATTTCCTTTGCCCAAAGCTGATCTAACTCCTTCGTAAATTTTAACTCTTGTGAAACTTTACCTACGAGATTAGGCGACCAATCCTCCATATTCTCGTCCATAGCGTCGTTGAGCTTATCTACAAAGCTAGGAGACATTTTTTTGTATCCAATAACCGGACTAAAGGGTGCAAAGATTTCCTCTTCGTCTTTTGGTGTGTATATATTAGCCATATCCTCCCTTTCTTTTTTTATTGCATATTTAAGGCTGCTTCCAATGTTTCATCGTTTCTTCTGGTCCACCCCCTGCCAAAAGTAGAAAACGTAGACAAAGACTCATAAAACGCTTGTCTAATATTTCTATAGTTCTTAATAGTAGTCTCTAATCCGTGATGTTCAATGTATTCATCCAAAGTTCTTAATGTATTCGGACCAATGCCTCCATCTGCTTCTGTACCAATCATAGATTGTAGTTTTTTAACAGCTCTGCCCACGCCACTATTCACACTCCAATCAAAAACAGCCAGATCCAGACCAGATGGTAAGTGGTCACATTTAGCCCGCCCCCAGTAGTTCTTCTCATAAATAGGAGCTACGTCATCTACCGTGAGATCTCGCATATTTTTTGTGCCACCCCACTCTTGGTACACCCTTTTAGTCACACCAAGATTAGTCTCCCCTCCGGGGTCACGGGGGTGGTTTACGTATCCTCCTTCGTGGTGGAGAATCTTTTCTAAACATTTTTGAAAGTTTTCTTTCATTTCGTTAACCCTTTCTGCTTTTCATAAGTTCTAAGTCCTCCAATTCCGAGCATACCTCCGAGGACAGTAAGAAGTGTACCCATATCAAACTCTGGCAACTCTGGTATTTCTATACCAACTAATGCCACTACAAAAATAATAACTGGCTGAAGAACAAAATGATAGCCAAAAGCAATCCCACAGATCCAACCAATGCAAGGACGCCACCCACCTTTAAACAGGCTTCCACTCGCTGCTTCTGCAGCATTAACCTTGACTTGAGCGAGGGCCAACTCCTGAGCGTGTTTTTCTGACATGGTTGCAATCTCATGGGATAACTTTCGTTTGAGATCTTGGTCAGGTATTGCTTTATCTAGTATCTTAGATACTGGTTGTATAAGATTATCTAATAGCCCCATTATCCTCCCCTTTGTTTCCACGCTTGGCTAGTTGATTAAATCCAATAAAACTGCCGATTATTCCCATGTTGGATAATATCCAAATTTCGCCGATACCACTCAAGTGATCAATTCTATCTATAGGAACGACAGGTGTCATTAATACAATAATAAATACCGTTACGGTTATTGCAGAAAACCAAACCAAATGACGTTGCTGATCCTCTTTCTTGTCACGGTTCTCAAGCAAAATCATACGCTCTCTGCGCTCAAGTTCTTTATCGTCTACAATCCCATCACCGTTTTTATCTAACAGCTCCCATGTAGAACCTTTTTGTAATTTTTTTTGTGTCATGTCGTTAACAACCATCCTCTATGGTAAAACTCTACTGTATCAGATTTTTTCCTTTGATCAAACAAATACCAACACACATTGTCCTTACCTGTATGAGGTGTTTCTGGAAACCACTTTACTCTACCGACACTTTGTATTTTTTGGCAATAAGGTAAGTATTCTATGGCTTGTATCGTGTGCATCCAATCTGCATAGAACAACAACCAAGTAGGTCTAATGGCAGATAAGTGCATAATGGTATCGTGTAGTACCTCTCTTGACCAAGGCGGGTTTGTAATAATTAAATCTGTATCTACACCTATTTGTTTTAAGGTTAAGTCAAATACATTAGCTTGTTTTATATCTTCTCTTTGTGGATGAATATCAGAACGCCACTTACATTTTAAATCAGAAAACTGATCCATAGCATTTATAAGTGAACCGTTGCCTGCCATTGGTTCGGCATAAGAAATATAACCCTCTAGGTGAGGTAACAAAGGTTCTAACGCTTTTGCAGGCGTTGGATAAAAATCCTTATCTATCCTACCAAACTCTGATCTTTTTCCCATTATTGTATAAATAACCATTTTGGAGGAAAAAGTATAGTCCAATAAAAAGCAGACAGAACAATAATGTACAATAAGAGGTCTTCAATTTCCATCTTGTTGTTTTTTCAACCATATTGCAAAGAAGATTAGTCCTACAAGAGAACATATTAAGATAACGACAAAAAGACCTTCAATCATTCTTTGTTTAAGTTCTTGTCTCTTGTAAATGAGCTCTTGTCTTTTTTTACGAATAGTACCCTCCATCTTCAACAAATCGTCCCAAGCCTTTACACCAAACTTAAATTTAACGTACTGTTGCAACTCATATCTTTGTTTTTCAAGGGTTTTTTGTGCAACCAAAGACTTCATGGCAGCTTCTTCTACCGTATCACCGCTCAACATTTTTTTATAAAAAGGTGGGTTTTTGCAGGTTTTAACTGCATTGTCTATGTCACTGGAGGCATTCATCCATCTTGACAGATCACCGCTCATCTGTTCAATGTCCCGCCCCATAGCAAATGCTTTTTTTATATTGTTAAAAGCTGCTGTACTTAGGCTTACAGCCGTTGCAATACTAGCGGGATCCAACATTAGAATATTCCTTTAAACTTCTGAGGTCTAGCAATCTTGCTGAACCCCTGTACAACTCCTCCCTTACTTTTTTTGTTTGCGGTTGATAAAGCTATAGCCACAGCCTGATTTTGAGGATACCCCTCGTCTCTAAGCTTGCTTATGTTCTTACTTATTGTTTTCTGACTAGAACCTTTTTTTAAAGGCATTTATGAACAACCGTGGTAATTACCACCCTTGATGGCTGCACCCATACCCCTAACCGTCATAGTCGTCAGCTTAGTAGGAACTTGTACCTCTTTAGCCTCACCATAAGGTATGGTGCCCTGACCCTTGATTTCTGCAGACATTGTTGCCTTTGGTGCAGGACCGGGTGTGTTTGTAACTATTTTAACTTTTCTAGCCATTTTTATTAGCTCCTATTTTAATAAATCTTTGTAATAATCCATTAGTGTTTCCGCTTCTAATATAGCAGCTCTTGCTCTGGGATCATATGATAATCTTTTATTACGCAATTTTTCTTTAGATGAACGTCTACTGGGACCTTTTCTTGTATCTGCATCTCCAATCTTATATGTTTTAACATCCTTTACCATTTTTTTTGCTTTAAGCACCATGCTATTTACCTCTCTGCTTTAACAGTTCTCTTTCCATTGCGCTTTGGATCCTAGCGTCGGTCTGGGCTTCCTGACTGGCTAACCTCTTATTAAACTGATCTGCTCTAATCTGCTGATTTTGTGCTTCCAGTTGTAGTTTAGCCCTGTCTGTGTTTGCCTCATTCTGTTCAGACTGTGCCCGAATCTGTAGCTCTTGCTCTTTTAGTTTTACCAGAGGATCAGGTCCTTGACCAGATATTTGTCCAGATAGTTGCTTAACCTGTTGCATACCTTGTGCCACCAACTGAGCCACCATAGCCTGAAACTGCATTTCCTGACCTTCTGCAGGCATAGGTCCTGCCTGTGCCATTTGAGCTTTAGCTTGTTCCTCGGCTTGTATCTTGACGTGTTCCAAAACGTGCTTTTGTAGTGTAGCTGCCACAGGTGGTACAGAGGCCACCATCGGTGTACTACCAAAGATCAAATGAGCCTGTATGTGCGCCTGATGGTTCTGACCCTCAAACGCCTTGAGTGTCATCATCTCCATTGCATTTATGTTTTCCTGTGCAGGGTCCAAGGGGCGCGGTTCCTCATCTGGCATAGATTTCAAAAGTCTGTCTACATCTGAAACACCTATCGCTTCATACATATCCCTATACACTTCATACATATTGTGTATCTCAGGGGCTTGGGCCGCTAATTGCATCTTGGTCTGCGCCAAAGCTATCCTCTGAGCCTGACTAAAGGTATTCGGGTTAGAAACAGGTAGGATATCCACCCGCTCGTCAAAGTCCTGCGCCATGATCTTTTGATCCTGACCCTCTACCGCATACGGATATTCCTGCGGTAAGAACTCACTCATTACCTTAGCCAACAGTTTAAACTCCAACCGCAGAGCGTAATGAAGCCTTTTGTGTACCGCGCTCATCACACGGCTACCCTGCTCCAGTAACGCCAGTGTTGTACCCACCGCAGCCTGTTGATTACCGTCCCCGACCTTCATATCGGTGATCGTCGCAAAACGCTGCCCCGCCTGAACAACAAAACCTAATAAATTAAATAACGTCTGGTCAGGACCCTTAAACGGTAATGGCATCAAACTGTCCCTAATAGCACCGCCCGGTGCGTCTACGTCCCTAAATTCACCCGGCTGTAAAGGATCCTCGTCGTCCCTGATCCGCAGGCCACGGGCTTTAAAACCCGCAGGAAGATTAGATAACGTACCCGCATCTATCAACTGGCGAAGGGCCGCGGTTGCCGTTCTGGATAACCCGCCAATCGTATGAATTAACCCCAGTCCATAAAAACCAAAGCCCGGTAAAAATTTAAAATGTACAAAATATTGTATTTTCTTCTTGAGGCTATCACCCTCTTTATAGTTTCTCCTGATCGACAAGATCTGACCATTGTCCTGAGAAATGGTTACAACATAAGGAAGCTTCACCCCTGTAGGCTCGCCCTCGTCGTCCACCTCCTCAAACCCTTTTAAGTCCAGATCAACATGACATTCCAAGAGTGTACAGTCATAGTCAATCTGGGAAGGTTCCATGCCCGATATTCTGTTGATTTCACCCTGTACCTCGGTCACGTCCCCTTGCACAGGTATCACATTAATATCCCTATAAACCCCTGCCAGTTGTTGCTTTCTTAGGTCATTCAACCCCATACGAATAATATGCGTGACATTCGGACAGGTGTCCAAGTCCGACGTGTCATAAGGCACAATTAACTGTTCTGCAGGTACAAACTTGCTAACAGCCTGACCCATAACCTCATCAAAGTACGCTTTTTTAAACGTACTGCCCGCCAACGGTAGGTAAAACAGCATCTGATCCATGTCAGGCGTGTAATCCTCCATCACATTCGTAATATAGTAGTTCATAAAGTGACGAACCCGCTCGGACTGCTCCTGCTTGGCACGGGTATCTTCCCCCATAATCACCGTTCTAACAGGCCCCGAAGAGGGTAGTAGCTCGTTAAACGCCTGCGCCTGAAACTGCGTAGCTGCCTCTGCCAACAAAGGATGCGTCACGCCACTCGCGCCCCTAAACGGTTGGGATCTCTCCTCATAATTAAAGCCTAGAAGCTCCAGACCATCCGTATAAGCGTCCTCCCACTCCTGACGACTAGCTTTATTCGCATCAAACTCGCCCAGTAACTCAGAAGATATACGCCCCAGTTCCGTATCAGAAATCATCTCCGCAAGGTTTTCTGTAAATCCCGCCTCGGTTCTCTCCTCCTCAGGCTCGAAGTCCACCGTCACCCCGCCATCGTCTTCTTCCGTAATCTCAATCTCTATATCGGGATCCGTGAGCAACGGCTCGTCGGTACTGGGTATTTCAAGCTCTATCTCGGCCTTTAGATCCTCTTCGTCCAACTGCGAAGGGACGTTTGTGTCCATTAAACTTCCAACTGTGTCTACCATGTTATGTTCCTAAATTAGTAATACGCCCTCACCTTAACAGAATTTTCTTCATCTTGCCAGTCATCTGTTGGTAATTGTACAAAATTACCCTGACGATA